GCACTGACCATCAAGTATTGCTTGTGGCACTTGATTGATACCAATGCGTGTGCCGTTGTTATCTTTGATGCTACGAGGAGTTATATAACCCGAGCCGGCATTTGCAATCGTTACTGATGTAATGACACCAGAGGTTAGATTTGCTGTAATTACTGCGGGATTTTGTACTGTGTTTGTACCTGCGTACATTCCACTTGTTAGGTATCCACAGTACATTCCACCAACAGTTAGTGTTGGCGCTGTGTAATTCTCTCCACCTTCAATGACATAAACATTGACAACTGTGCCATCAACGACACGAGCAATTATGTTTGCACCTGTTCCTGTTGTATCGTCTACCTGAACGATTACTGTCTCTTCTGCATAACGCTGACGAGGCCATAGCATTGTTTGTGGTGAGTTCTTTGCTACCTTTCCAAGATAGAAGCGACCGTACAATCGGTCCATTGCGTATGCTGCTTGATATAGAGCTGTTGTTTGAGCGTTTGAGTCAGTTCCAATCACGGACGATCCATAGCCCCAGTTAGCCCAGTAGGTCTGTGCGTCGGCTAGGTCAATGTAGGAGTTGGCACCAGGAACAATACTGCCGTCTTCAATTACTAAGGTTGTCATTATTTTCTCTCCATCTTCTTCTCAACCTTGGTAAGTCGATTATTTGCGTTGTGCGTTGGCTTCCCGTCGATGATCTTTAACACCCCAGCGGTTTCACCTGCGATAGCATCTGTTTCGTTGAGTTCAAACTCAGTGTTTATGACACGTTGAACCTGAATTGAACCAATTGTTTGCTGAATATCTAATAGGGATTTTACTTTCATAAGGCTATTTATATGCCCATAAGAAAAGACCTGCCGAAGCAGGTCTTTCTTTACCTTTATAGTTGGTTTAACTATTAGCCTAGAACGTTCAATGTTACCAACGCATTCCCGTCCTCGAGGCCTCCACCAACACGCTTGCGTGTTTCGAAGCGAACAAATGGGAAGTTAACGAATGGGTTGCGCTGAACTGTTGTACCGATACGATCAACGATTGTGTAACCTACACCGAAGTCACCGAAGGTGATTGCAAGTGTTGGCGTACCAGCTGTTGTTGAAAGTACTGATGGCATGTCTGGCATCTCTACGACGTTGTAGCCGTTAAGTTTAGATGGCTGACCTGCAATCATGCTTGGCTGCCACAATGGCTGACCAGTTGATGACTTCAAGCTCATGATCTGTGAAAGGATCGCACGGTTCATAGCGTATGTACCATTCTTACGATAGGCTGGCTTAAGAGCGTATGGAAGATTGTAGATATCGTAGAAACCGATGGCTGAAGCTGCTGCTGCAGTAATGGTGTTCAAGCTTGTGTAGACTGGTGCTGCTGTCAATGACAATGCACCTGCTGCACTTGTTGTACCAAGGCTGTTTTGTGCGTAAGTCAAAAAGCCTGATGGCTGGTTTGCACCTGCACCAGTTCCGTTTACGAAGGCTGTACCTTCAGCAACTGCGATCTGCTTTACAACTTCAGCAATGAACCAAGCTTCGGCGTCGAAGAATACATCTTCGATCATCTGTGCTGATACTTCAGGTGCTGCACGCAAAGTCTGTGGAACGATTGTTACCTGACCAAGTGTTGGTGCGTTGCTTGTACCCTGTGAAGTTTCTGTGCCCCACGCAATTGCTGCGTTGGACTGGCTGATTGTGTGAATGTAACCAGTGCTTCCACCGATTGTTACTTTCTTCGCAATTGAGCGTAAGTCTGAAACTTCAAGCAATAATGCTGTTAGGTTCTGGTCAAGAACTGTTGGTACTGCGTAACCACCATCTGCTGATACGCCTACAACGCCCTGTGTGCTCTTAACGAATGACTTGTATTCCTGTTCGGAAAGATCACCTTTTACAAAGCCCCAGAAATTCTTCTCTTCCTTTGAACGCTCTTTACCTTCCATTACACGGTCAGTAACCTTTGACTCAACGATTGAGGTCTTGATGTCCTTAATCTGTGATTCAAGGTCCAAAAGACCCTTTGCGATACGGTCAACGTTGTCGCCGTTCTTCTTTACTTCATGCTTGAACTCTTCGTTTGTGCGAAGAAGCTCTTCATGGACTTGCTTAATATCTGTACTCATTGAAACTTCCTTTTTTTTGTTTTTTATCGAACGCCTTTATTTCTTTGTTTTAAGGATTCGAGTAGTTGTTCCAGCAAGTGCAAGTCTTCTTCATCAGTTGACTGCGGCTTGATGTCTTTTTGCTCTACCGGCTTGTTTGTAACTTCAGTGTTTCCAGTAGATGCCTCTGCTGTTGGCGGCTGATCGTTACTTTCAAGTGGCGATTGCTTAAGGTTATTTATAAACTCGAGCGTTTTGATGCGCATTTCTTCATCCAGTTCTTCAAAAGCTGATTTGACTGCTGTGATTGTTGCGGATGTATTTGCAGGGAAGGTGACGACACTTGTTTCAAGAAGCTTTACTTCCTTGATAGTGTTGATACCTGTTTTTGCATCGAAATCCTGCTGAACAGGAATGTATCCAATGCTTAAACCCTCAATTGCCCCCGCTTTTAGAAGCTCGTAGGCTTCACGTCCTTGTTGAACTGAAAGAAGAAGTCGACCAGTCATCTTAAGACCGTGACTATCTTCCTGCATTGAGTCCCATACACCGATTGGTGAATCACTTCGGTGTTGCCATAGCATCTTTACTTTTGCACCACGGTCGTGAAGCGTCTTTGCGAACGCTCCTTTCTGTACAACGTCACCATAAGAATCTGGTAGACCACCAAAAGTGCTACCGTAGCCCTCTATAGTTCCATCATCACCAACTGCTTTAAGTGTTAGTAATGTCTCTTTGTTTTTCTTTTCCATCTATTAATTCCTTGTAGAACGTTCCAATATTTATTAACTCGTCTGATGTTGCGTTGGATTTAATATTGTCACCAATGACACCTATAAAATGTTATTTGCTAACGTCGTTTCCGTTGTCTGGATCATTGGGTGCTTCATTGCCGTCACCATCTGCATCGCCATTATCCGCACCTGGTTTTGTTGGATCCGCTACTGGTGTCTGGCTTCCTGGTGGATTTTCAATTAAATTCTCAAGTGTGTTGGCCATCGAAGGGATGACAACAACAGCACCTGCACCATTAGGTAATGGCTCCAAATTCATCTGTGTGCGAGCTTCGTCAATCGTTAGGAAGACACCGCCACATGCTTTCGCAACGGAGTTCCACTTTGCTTGGCGACGTGGTTCAAGTGCCTGAACGGCATCAACATCGATGTACAATTCAACGTTGTCGTCAAAGTCAGGACACAACCAACGATTCAATTCATCGATAAGATGATTGGCCTTAGGAAGAATCGTTTCCTCATAAAGAGATAACTTGGCTTGTTCGACATTGTTGTATGTTGTGTCGCCAGGAATGTGGAGAAGCAATGGTGGTACACCAAGCGCAAGACAGATATCACGTGCGACTGAGTTCTTACCTTCGAGGTACGCCATATCAATTGGTGATAGTGAAAGCTCTTGCCATTTCAAACCATTTGCAAGGACTGCTGGCTTGCCTGAATTGCGAGCACCACCATAGAACTCACCCATCTGTTCACGAAGCTGAATGATTTGTTCTTCTGTTAGGTCGCCCTCTGCTGTCAAGACACCTGATGGACGGGCACTATTCTTAAGCAATGCATAGTTCCAACGTGCGCCTTCGTTGTGTGTTAGTACTTGACGCCATGCTGAACGGACAGGACTTAGCCCACGACCGTTCATCTGCTCACGGAGTGGTGCATAGGACTTCAAATGAAGCACATTTGCCTCACCGCTGATTGGATCAACCTGAAATCGCTTCGACTCACCAGACTCAATGCCGCCGGCGGTATAAAAATACGCATCAGGAATGCGAGAAGTGCCTACAACAATCTGAACCCAGTTTGGTTGCAATGCCCACAATCGACGTGGAGTTGAAGACATTGTTGGCACAGTGTTATCAGTCGTGCCAACCTTCTCAATGAACGTGTTGCCATCAAGGTAGTAGTCAGCAATCACATGCTGAAGGAATGATGACTGGCCCTGCATTGGATTAGGACGAGCAAGTAAGTCAAGGATTGGATGGTTTGGAATATCCTTCTTTGTTCGCTTGTTACGTGCCTTGTAGGTTAAGTCTGCAATACCAGTAGCAATTGTCATGACACACTTGTATGTGATGACGTTATGCTCAAAGCCCTGACGAGCGACGATAGGGAATGTTAGGGTTTCTGGTTCTTCACCTGGGTTCAGTCCAAAGAACCATGTCTTGAACTGTTGGCTATCAAGTCCGCCCATCGTGCCGCCGTTGTATGGGTCGCTCTTAAGCTTTAGTTCTGTACTCTTGCGAAGATCGAGATTTGTAATCGCATCTAATGGGGGACTAAACCAATTTTTTATTGTTGTTCGAAGGTCAGCCATTAATTAATCCTTTGGATTCTTGTTGTGTTTGGTTATTTATGCCCTGTTTCTCAATAACCTTGTCTTTGAAGTATTCGTAGATAAGAAGGTGTTCAGAAGGAAGACCGTCGTTCTTGATTACATTGGCACGTCTCGATATGACGTGAACGTTGCCGGGAACGTATCCTTGACGCGAATCAATACGGTCGAGCGTTGGACTATTTGCTTTATTTTCTTTCCCGTAAGCAACTGTAATTGGTATGTTTAGAACAGGGCACACTTCTGGGACTTTGATGTCATCAACTGTGATTGTGCATTTGATTCCACTCTGCTTTGCTCTCCATTTCGCCGAACGAAGAAGATGTAGCGGTAAATTATTACGGTAATGCTCCCTGGCGTACTTTCTTCGTCCAGGTAGGAGTCGCGACTTGTTGCGTTCCCAATATTTGTCTCTACATTTACGACATTCACTATTGGCCACATAACGTTCGCATACGTGTCCTTTAGGACAAGGCTTACCCGTGTAGAACCATTTAAGTCCTTGCTCTCTTGCTTCACGCTTTGTAATTATCTTTTTCGCCATCTCCACATCTCCCTTGAAATGTATTTATGGCGAGACATTTAGAGATTAATTATTCTTGGCACCTTGATTACATCACCAAATAGTTCACTTAACGACCAACATAATGCGTCTAATCTGTTAGGACTTTTTTGATTACGTCCCAAGCCTGGATCGAAGGTCAGTAGCTCATCCTCCAGCTCTGTCATTTGACCCACGTGGTGAATACGATGTTGTTCATACAGTGCGGCGATTGGCTCAGCACGAATTGCCTTGCCTCTTGATGCGTGTACCTTCTTGTAAGCAACGTTGGGAGCGATGTTACGAATGATGGCCTCGACCATATCGCCGCCGAAATTACTCTCCGCTGTTATTCGATCTGCTTCATACGTTCGGTAAAGCTCTATTGCTTTCTGGCCCCAGTCGTTGGGTGTAGCGATAAATGTTGCATCCTCGAAGACGTATCCCTGATCTCCTTTACGACCACAGACAACAATGCCTGTAGCGTCTGATGTCTCTTCGTTAGAAGTACCCGCAGGGTCGATTGCAACAACAATGCGGTCCATTGCATCCATCCATCGCTTCTGTTTACCATCTGCTGTCGTGAAAAAAGTCTTCACTCTCGTTGATTCAATGTCAGACAGTTTCCAAAGTGCGCCAGGGTTGTCATCAAGGAGTTCTCCATACAGTTCCTGGCGGCCTCTGCGTGTACCCTCGTACTTTTGAACTGTTTCTTGTAGGAATCGCTTGTTCAATTCGTAGTTTTCATACGTTGAACCACGTGTAACAACGGTGTGTTTGTCGTTTACCAGCTTCTTGCATAGGCTTGTTGGACGTGGAGTGCTGGTGATAATTACCTGTGGATTGTCGCCAGAACGCATTGTCATCATCAGTTCATCCCACACTTCTTGCTGTGCTCTGAACTTAAAAAGCTCATCTACCCATGCCTTACCGTTGTTAGGACCACGTAAAGACTCTGGTTCTTGTGCTGAATACGCTTTGACCTTGCAACCGTTTGGGTACGTTAGCTGACCGAGTGTGCGATTCCACGTTGGCATGAAGTCTGGTCGAGCGAGTTTGAGGATGCCAGATGGTCCTTCAATCATCACATCACGGACTTCACCGATGTTGTCACCGATAAGAGGGATGTTCTCGTTTGTTTTAGCCCAGTGGTTGACAACCTTGGCACCAGTGAAAGTCTTTCCGAAGCCACGGCCGGAGAGGATGAGCCAGTTTGCCCATATGCCAGGAGGCAGCTGTTGTTTTCGGCGTCCTTGGTATTCGAGGTCGTAGTAGAAGTCGATTAGCTCGACATCAGTCATGTTGGATAAGAACTTATCGAACTCTTCCGGAGAGAGTTCTGTCAGAATCCTTTTGTATTCGGAAGTGTCATCGTTCTTCATCCATTCCCATTTTTGCTTTTTACATTTTTTAATTTTTTATCGTCGCAGGTGAATCAAATGGTTTGTACCAATTATTTTAGTTTCACACTTTTTTCAAACCGTCATCGACAACAGCGACAACAGTGCCTTCGACAATTTCTGTATCAATTTCTGTCACCACATTGTCGAACTCTTGCTTGCCCCTCACTGCTACCTCACGTGCTGCTCGTATCTTCTCTCTCAATGCACCACCACTAGCTTGATTGTTAATCTGTACATTGACGGCACCCTGACCACCACTGCCATCACGCTGGCCTAGTAATACCTTGCCTAGGAATATCTGCATTGTTGTTGCAGGCATGCCACGCTCATTGAATGCTGTGTTCAGCTGTTTGGTGGATAGAGCATCACTAATCTCTGCAAGGCCAATATCAAATGCCTGTTGTAGTTCCTTACGCTTATTAAACGCATCAAGGTCAAAGCCTAAAAGGGTAGCAATCGTATGCTTACTATTACCACGAGCAGCTAATAAGGCTACTGCTGTGGTATCCACTTCCTTCTCTTGACGCTTGCTACGGAACCATAGGCGAACGTCTTCAATGACAGCTGACTGAATCTGCACAACCTTCTGTAACTGGTTTACACGAGTGATAAGCTGATTGTTGGTTGCATCCTTATCAAGGAGTACCTGCGGGATTGCTTGCGTACGGTTGTCAGTCGGGTCAACAATGTACTTTGGCTTCTTCTTTGGTTTGTACTCAGGCTTCTGTTTGTAAGCACGGCGGTTCTTGATCCCCTTTCTTGGACGGTCGGGATCAAGTGGTTCTGGTGGTTGTATCTCTTCTTGTGTTGTGTCTTCCATCCACTATTTAGTGTTACAGGATGAATGGTGGTTGAAAACGCGGACGTGCTTTGCGCTCTGCTGCTCGTTCGCGCTGTTGTTCGGGTGTATAGTACATTAAGGAGATTCCTTGTTATTAGTTCTCCCTATTTAGTGAGGGGCGTGGTTGTCAATGCTAGATAGAACTCCGACACCTTAATCAATTCCTCAACAGTCGCATCGCTTTTAATACGGTTGGCTTTGTAACTAACTGTTATTACATTGCCGGGTACATATCCCAATGAAGGCACAATCCTGTCGAGGCTTGCGGTGTGATTGGTATTGCACTTCTTCGATTTGTAATCAAGCTTCACACCTAGTACTGGACAGAATGTAGGTTGTTGTATGTCCTGTGGAGTAATCGTAAGAGGAATTCCATTGATCTTGCACTTGTGTTTAAGTGAAATGATTTTGTACCGAGCCCAATCTTTTAATCGTAGAGCACGCACACGCTCGTTTATTTTCTTCTTGTTCTTTAGTCGCCATTCTCTCTGCGTGTCAGTCAGTTGTTCCTTGTGCTCCGCATTCCATTGCTTGTTGTACTCACTTATGTGTTCTTTGTTCTTATCGCGCCATCGCTTTCGTGCTTGACTTGCTTTATCTTTCTGTTCATCCATAAATTATCTCCTTTGAGTTATTTATGGATTCAGGACAAAGGAACAACAAAAAAACCCACTCAAAGGCAGTGGGTCGTCAAACCATCAAATGATTGTGGTTACTTTTTCTTCAATCGCTTTTGGCAAAGGGCGTAATACGTTGCCGATCCGTTAAGGGTCAGCTTTGCTTTATCCTGGAACAACTTCAAAATTGACTTACGTGGAAGGTCCGGGTTGTCTTCCATAATTTTCAAGGCTGACTGCATTTTCGTTCCAGTTCGCTGTTTACGTTCTTTAGGTTCATCCTTTTTCTTGGACGGTTTAACATCCTTCAAAGCCTCGCGTATCTGAAACAAAGACATTTTGGAATACTTTATTCCGTGTTCTTTGGCCAACCGGCGCAATTCTTGCCGGCCCATCGTTTCTAATCCTGTAATCATTTGCGTTTCCTCTCACATTCAAGTTTTGCCACGAGTAATCGCTTTTCAGCCGCCGAGAATCGATTCCACTCTTCCAGGAGCGGAGACCACGACACACCCTCGAAGAAAGTGTCAATAACCTCTGGAATCGGTTTGGACGACTTCTTAACCATCTCAATTAGTTCCAACAGTTCGTGATTCACAGTTCTTTCTCCTTGACCTGGAGAACACTTTCCACAGTTCGTACCAAAAAGTGCAGAACTAAATTCAACCGAGATTCGGGGGTTAGCAGTGTCTTGACCGTGGAAATCCTGCGGGAATAAAGGGATCTCAACGGTTCAAAAACTGTATCAGTGAATAGCAAATGTGCAGAAACATGCAGTCACACGGTCGAGCACAATGGTTCGATCATTCTTGGGATGGTGTAAGCGAGTTGGTACGTGTGGGAGAAACAAGCGGTGGGAGGTTGCCTAAACAGTTGGAAGAAGGTTCGGAAAATGTGTGTTGTGCTTTCGGAGACCTTGGCGAACTGTGGTGTGGGATACCAATACGATGGTTTTGACAACAGTTGCTACTTTGATATTTCAAACCAACTGTGAGAAATCGTCCGTAGTGCCCCGAAAACTTGGTTGAGGTTGGAAACTTTGCAGAAATCGTCCGTAAGGTGTGGACTTTTTGGGATTATGTTTTTGTGGAAACGGTAAATCTGACCGGGAAATGGCGAAAATCCCCTCAAAAATCGTCCGTAGGAGCGTTTTTAATGCATGCGTATTCCGGTCGATCATGACCGCTGATTCCGATTTAACGTGACCGGTCGTTCCGACCGAACGTGACCGACGATTCTGATTGAAGATGACCGATTTTCGGCCATGGCCGGAAT